GATTTAGTGGTTTTTAGCGGCTATTATTAGTTTTATAATTTCTGAAAAAATAGATGTGTGTTAAATCATTATGACAGACAACCACAATATATGGTGTGTGGTACAGTCAAGTGCATAGCCCCGAAAATGAAAAATCAGTCCAAACCCCCAGGACACTTGTCCACAGAATCAAAAACCTTCTGGAAGCAGCTTGTGGATGATTATTCGATCAGCGATGCCGCTGGCCTAAAAATTCTGCGAGTTGCCTGTGAAGCTTTTGACCGGGCACAAATGGCCAGGCAATCCATTGATACGGCCGGGATGCTTTTAACCGACAAATTCGGGCAGGCAAAAGTCAATCCCCTTCTTGCGACAGAACGAGATGCACGATCTTCATTTCTGGCAGCACTCAAGGCGCTAAATCTGGATGTTGCTCCCGATTGTCATAGAATCGGCAGACCCCCAGGCTCATAAGGACAAGAAAAATGATACGAATTATGAAGAATCATGCACGTGATTTTAATTCCGAGCTGGTACGCTGGATGGAAGACGGAACTAATTTATCTACTGAAAACTTAGCTGAGTTTTTCATCATGAAAGAGTCAGAATTAATATCTGTTTGGAAAGAAAAACGCGGCGGTATCCTAACAGATTGGAAGCGGCGGCGGCATCTGGGCCGTCCATATTTTGAAAACTATATCGAAGAAAAAGGTTTTGAAGAATAGCTACAATATCCCGGTGAGATGCCGGAATATAGCTTTGATGATGTCCTATAAACTACATTGGCGGGATGCTAATTAGTGGCGGATGTCCGAAAAGTGACAAACGTTTTTAAACTGGTGAGATGCCGATATTTAAAACGTTAGCTTGCTGTGAGGTTGTCTTTTTGTGAAGACAATTGATTCAACAACTCAAACTAAAAAAAATAGGAAAATAGATATGAACGAGAAAGAAGTCGTTACAATACTGAAAGATATCAACTATGGGCTTGAAAGTTTTAATTCCAGATACACATCTGAGATGAAAGAAATTAAATCAGATATAGATGCGCTATCGAAATGCGTGGCTTTATCATTATCACCAGGAGGAGGGGAACCAATGAACTACAAACGAAGCGGTTTTAATAATCTGGGAGAATTTGCGCTATCGGTAGCGGCTGCAATGAGACCGGGGGGCAGGATTGACGATAGGCTCTTGAAAATCCAGGCGGCTGCATCTGGTACGAATGAGGGAACACCGTCCGAAGGTGGCTTTTTGGTCGGCTCTGATTTGATGGACCCGCTTCTAACTAAGGTATATGAAACGGGCCAACTTGCTAAACTGTGCTTCCGATTGCCTGTTTCGACAGGTAGCAACGGCATCAAGATTCCTGCTATTGATGAAACGAGCAGAATCAAAGGCCCACGTTTTGGTTGGCGTCAAAGCTATTACGCGGCTGAGGCTGAGACGGTTACAGCGACTAAACCGAAGTTTAGGCTCTTGACTTTGGAGCTTAGGAAATTGTTTGCTATTTGCTACGCTACGGAAGAGCTAATGGCTGATGCTCCCGCTCTGGGGCGCATTCTGCAACAGTCTTTCGTTGACGAAATAGGCTTCAAAGTTGACGATGCTATTTTGAACGGCGGCGGAGCCGGAATGCCTCTGGGAATTTTGAATAGTCCCGCTCTTGTAACTGTGCCAGTAGAGGCAGGACAAAACACCGGGATTCTATATGAGAACATTATCAAGATGTACTCAAGGATGTTACCCAGAAGCAGGAAGAGTGCAGTTTGGTTGATTAATCAGAGCATAGAACCTGCGCTATTTTCGATGTCACTATCTGTTGGAACTGGTGGCGTACCCGTCTATTTACCGGCAAGCGGCGCGGCAGGTACACCCTATGCCTCCCTGATGGGATTGCCTGTCATTCCCTGCGAACAGTGCGGCGCTCTGAATAGCAAAGGTGATATTATTCTTGCGGATTTGTCCAGCTATATTCTTGCGGAAAAAGGCGGTATAAAATCCGATGTATCAACACATCTACGTTTTCTTTTTGACGAGCGCACATTCAAATGGACTTATAGATTTGACGGCCAGCCTCTTGCTAATGCGCCGACTATCCCATTTAAAGGCTCGGCGAGTTTGTCGTCATTCGTGACGTTAGCAGCAAGAGCATAAGAACACAGTGCCGAGCATCCACTATAAACTGCTTTTTGGATTAGCAGTCCAGGGGCTTTACTCTTCAATTTCACCCGAATATTTGCTGGGATAAGCTGCGAGTACCCATTTAAACCGTAGCGACTGGTCACTACTCCATAGTGCGAACCAGTAAAACCGAATCACCAAGATACCTTGAAAAAGGCTTCACTATCTTGGAATAATGATTCGGTTTTTTTTTGTTTCAAATCTCCCGATGTCGGTACAATTGCAATTCCCACGACGTCGTGGGTTTTGTAAACATTCCGACGTCGGAAGCATTCAATATTCCCGACATCGGGAACTCTGAATTGTTTAGACGCCTAAACAATTGTCCCGATGTCGGTACAATTTCAATCCTGTAGATATCGACAGGATTCTCGCGACGTCGCGAGGCTTGCAATTGGTACGACGTCGTACCAATTACCCCGACGTCGTGGTAATTAAAGCGACGTCGCTTTATTTCAATTTGTTCCGATATTGGAACAATTCAACCGACGTCGGTTAGATTGTTACTGCGACGTAAGAATTAAAAAGCATCCCCAGGCTTTTTCTCTCGCTCCACAGCTATCCACATCAGCATTTTATTCCATAGCCAATACTATCCTATGCCTTTTTCATGAAAATTCAATAGAGATCATTACAGGCTGTTTAGTGATACATTGCCATTATTTAGGCCATGAAAAGATATTCCTTGACTTGTTACACATTTTTAGCTATAGCTTACGTTACACAAACAACAAAAGGAATAGCAATGATAAATTTCATGATCGAAAACTTAGACAGAATCTTAGAACTGAAAGAGCAAGGACAATCACCCAAAGAGACTATCGAAACCCTGAAGAATGAAATCCCAGGAATGCCAGGAATCAAACCCGAAACCTTCACCCAATATAGACGGGTGCTTGAAGCCTATCGTGTAGCTATAGCTAATAAAGTGACTAATAATGATGAAGTAGAAAGGCTAACCATTGAAAATAGTAACCTTAGAAAAGAATTGGATATAGCTAATGTTAGCCAATTGGAAGTCAAGGCAAACAATAGCATCAAAATAGCTGGCTGGAATGTGACTGTTTTCCGTGGCTATCATAGAGGCTTTAAACGCATCGGCGGAAAACTGCGTTCAATCTATCTGGGGAAAACTCTTGATGGTGCTGCGGAAAAGGTGGCGGCGAAAGAATTGACGTTCACTGAATCAGGGATTGATCCCCAGTCGAGCTGATGATAAAGATATGGCCAGGGAGGAATGAAAAATGTCAGTCAGAAAACGCATGTATAAAAATGGTGAATTTAGGTACATCTTGGACTTTTACGACCAACTCGGGATCCGTCACCGGGAAACACTACCCGAAGGAACCACCCAGGCAAAGGCAAAAGAGAAACTGCGGCATTACGAAAATCAGGTATGCAAAAAGGTTTTTGTCCCAGAATCCAGTAACAAACTTTTTGAACAGATTGCGTCAGATTGGCTGGCGTATAAGAAACCAAACGTCAGAGCTTCTTCATGGTCGGTGCTGGATGGTCACATCAGAAACCATCTGTCAGAATTTGCAGGCATGGCCATATCCAGAATTACAACCAAACGCATCGAAAAGTGGATAGCTGAGAAAAGAAGTGCCGGAACACACATTTTGACGCTGCGCAAGATATTGACGAATCTGGGGCAGATATTTTCTTACGCGTCCAGACACAAATATATCGAAGTCAATCCTATGCTGTCGCTGGAGAGACTGAGAGCGCAAGGTGATAGTGACACACCGGAGATGAAAGTATTGAACCATGAGCAGATCAGGGCGCTTCTGGCAACAGTTACCGCGAAACCGAAATATCATGCACTGTTCATGCTGGCCATATTCAGCGGCGCCAGACAAGGGGAGCTTCTGGGGCTGAAATGGTCGGATATCCTATGGGAGACGAATCAGATCAGTATATGCAGATCATTCAATAACCGGGCATTCTACGACACAAAGACTGCGGCGAGTGTTCGGAGAATTGACTTGGGGGCTGAGGTGATGCTGGAGTTGAAAAAGTGGCGGATTGCATGTCCACCGAACAATCTTGATCTTGTTTTTCCGAATGCTGATGGAAACCCGATGGAACACCGGAACATGAAGAACAGGCATTTTTTCCCTGCGTTAAAGGAAGCTGGCATAGACCAGGTGCGATTTCATGACTTGAGACACACTTACGCATCATTGAAGATTGACCAGGGAGCAAATATAAAATACTTGAGTTTTCGAAAAATATTTCTTGACTTTTGATAATTTTTTGTGTATGCCCTTTTTTTAT